TAGAATTGATCTAACTGCTTCTACATTATCTAGTAAAGTTGATTCAAATGTTGCACGTTTAGATTTATCTGTTTCTAGAATTGATCTAACTGCTTCAACTTTATCAAGTAAAGTTGATTCAAATGTTGCACGTTTAGATTTATCTATTTCAAGAGTTGATTCAAATGTAGCACGTTTGGATTTATCTGTTTCTAGAGTTGATCTAACTGTTTCTACATTGTCAAGTAAAGTTGATTCAAATGTAGCACGTTTGGATTTATCTGTTTCTAGAATTGATCTAACTGCTTCTACTTTATCAAGTAAAGTTGATTCAAATGTAGCACGTTTGGATTTATCTGTTTCTAGACTTGATTTAGCTGATTCAACTTTATCCAGTAAAGTAAATTCAAATGTTATACGTTTAGATTTATCTATTTCAAGAGTTGATTCAAATGTTGCACGTTTAGATTTATCTATTTCAAGAGTTGATTCAAATGTTGCACGTTTAGATTTATCTATTTCAAGAGTTGATTCAAATGTTGCACGTTTAGATTTATCTATTTCAAGAGTTGATTCAAATGTTGCACGTTTAGATTTATCTATTTCTAGAGTTGATCTAACTGCTTCTACATTGTCAAGTAAAGTTGAATCAAATGTAGCACGTTTGGATTTATCTGTTTCTAGAATTGATGTAACTGCTTCTACTTTATTAAGTAAAGTTGATTCAAATGTTACACGTTTGGATTCATCTATTTCTAGACTTGATTTAGCTGATTCAACTTTATCCAGTAAAGTAAATTCAAATGTTATACGTTTAGATTTATCTATTTCAAGAGTTGATTCAAATGTTGCACGTTTAGATTTATCTATTTCAAGAGTTGATTCAAATGTTGCACGTTTAGATTTATCTATTTCTAGAGTTGATCTAACAGCTTCTACATTGTCAAGTAAGGTTGATTCAAATGTAGCACGTTTGGATTTATCTGTTTCTAGAATTGATCTAACTGCTTCTACATTGTCAAGTAAGGTTGATTCAAATGTAGCACGTTTGGATTTATCTGTTTCTTTTCTTTTTACAAATTCGACATCTAGTTTGTCAAGTAAAGTTGATTCAAATGTAGCACGTTTGGATTCATCTATTTCTAGACTTGATTTAGCTGATTCAACTTTATCTAGTAAAGTAAATTCAAATGTTATACGTTTAGATTTATCTATTTCAAGAGTTGATTCAAATGTTGCACGTTTAGATTTATCTGTTTCTAGAATTGATCTAACCTCTTCAACTTTATCAAGTAAAGTTGATTCAAATGTTGCACGTTTAGATTTATCTGTTTCTAGAATTGATTTAAGTGCGTCTACATTGTCAAGCAAAGTTGATTCAAATGTTGCGCGTTTGGATTTATCTGTTTCTAGAATTGACTTATCATTATCAAGCTTTAATTCAAAGATAGTTAATTTATCAAATGATATATATGATACAAATCAATTGTTATCTCTTAATACTAATAATAATTATTATAATAATTGGGTTGAAAAAATTAACAGAAAATATATATCAACAGGAAATTCTATTAATAGTATATCTTTATCAGAAAATGGTAAAATGTTAGCAGTTAGAGATATAACAGTAGGTTTAGGATTATACTATTTAAATGACACTACGTTAGAATGGAAATTAATATCGCCTCAACTAACAGAATATAATAATTATGGCGGAGATATTGCTATAACTCCTGATGGATATACAATAGCATGTAGTAATAGTGGATGGGATGGTATTTTTGGATATGTAAAAGTATATAAATATGTTAATAATTCATTAATTCAATTAGGAGCAACTATAGCAACTGAAACAACAACTGGAGGATTTGGTACAAAAGTGTTGATTAATAATTTAGGCAATAGAATTTTTGTCTTTAATAGTGCTACAACAAAAATATGGATTTATAATTATAATGCTAATAATAATACTTGGGACATGTTAACTAATTTTGTGGTTGATTCACAATATATATCTATTTCATCTGATGGAAGCTTGATTGTTGTTGGATTATATAGTATAGGGATTGACATTGCTGGAAGATTTTCTGTTTATAAAATAAATTCTAATAATACTGGATATACATTACAGCAACGAATAACAGCACCCAATACTCAGACTAATCTTGGAAATGGAGTATGTATTTCTCCGGATGGAACAAAAATATTTACTTATGAGAATACTGTTATTGGTTCTACTTGTAGAATATATGAATATATAAATTCTATATGGACAAACACATATAATTTACCTTTAGTAGATTTTCCAAACAAACTAGTATGTAGTAAAAATGGACTATTTTTTGCAACAAGTAGCACTAATCAAGGTGGTGGCGGATATGGCAAAATTCGTGTTTATAGATATAACAATGTTTATAATAATGGAAATTGGGATGCTTCTTGGTCTAATTTAGGTTATGATATAAGCGGATCTTTACCAAACAAAAATTTTGGCGCAACATTAGCCATGTCAGGAAATGGTTATACTATTGTTTCAGGTTGCGATGGAGATAATATAATGACAAATTATAGTACTTTACAAACATTTAGCATTTGTGATACAGATTTAACTTCATTAAGTGATCCTTATCAAAATATTAATAATGCTCAGTTTAATGAACGACAAATATCAAGATATAGTGATTGGATTCAATTAGGCACTACAATAAACACGCCAACACCTGTACCTGGACAAAATAATATAAATGTAAATACCTCTAGTGTTGCATTATCAGAAGATGGATTAATATGTGCTGTGGGTTCACCGTCATATGATCCTTCATATAATGGATCAGTAATTGGAAATGGTGGATGTGTAAATATTTATTGTTGGTCTGGAAGTAATTGGATTCAAATGGGTAATACAATACCAGGTAAAACAGTAGGCGAATTGTTTGGTTCTCTTGTATGTATATCTTCTAATGGAAAAATATTTGCGGCAACATCGCCAGGTTATAATAGCTATGCAGGTAAAGTAGAAATATATAAATATAATGATATTTCGGGCATTTGGGAACAAATAGGCAATAGCATTAGTGAATCTGTTTCACTTTACAGTGTTCCGTTTGGAATAAGTATAGATTTAAGCCCAGATGGTAAGTATATAATTGTTGGTTCAGGTATGGCATACTCTGAGGCATATAAACAAGGTATAGTTCATGTATATAAATATAATGGAACTAATACTTGGAACTTATATGGACAAGCTATTACAGGTTCATCAATAGTTATAACAAAACTAAATATTAATGGTATAGTAAATATTGGATATAAGGTTGCTATATCAAATGATTGTCAAACAATAGCTGTATCAAGTGTATACCCAGCTTATGGTTCTGTTGGAATAGTTATAGTATTTAAATATATTTCTGGAACTTGGACAATAATAAATGATGTCATTCAAGGTATATATAGTAGTCAACTTGGTTATTCATTATCTTTATCTAGTGATGGAACAATTATTGCTATTAGTTCAGTAGGAAACACAACCCAAGAGTACACAACAAAAACTTTAACATTTAATATGGTTCAAGTATTTAGACTAACTAATGATACAAAATGGATACAAATAGGTAGTACAATTTTTGGAACACCTAATCAATCAGTCACTAATTATAGTAATGTAATTGGAAGTGATGGTGGCGGAAATGGAATATGTATATCTTTATCATGCGATGGTTATACTTTAGCAATTGGAGGACCTTCTGATGATTCAGAAGCGATAATTAATAGAGGCATAGCTCGAGTATATAAATATAATGGTATAGACTGGATTCAATTAGGAAGAACATTGATGGGAGAAGCAACACTTGATACATTTGGTAGTTATCTATCGTTATCTAAAGATGGATTAAATATTGCTATCGGAGCTATTAATTATGATGGAAATTCTATTATTAATTCTGGAGGCGTGTATATTTATACCATAACTAGCAATAATAATATAAATTGCGCAAATGCTTGTGGTACTAATTTTAGTGGAAATGTTATATTTAATAAAGCACCAACATTTTCTTCTTTAAATCAAAGTGGTTTGATACATACAGATATATCTGGAAACATACGCACAAGTATGATAGTATCAACAGATATATCAGATAGTTCTATTACACCAACTAAAATTAATTTACTTCAAGGAACTGCTCCAACAGTTTCAAGTAATGGCGTAACAGGAGAAATGAGAATCGCATCAGATGCGGGTACATATTATATATATGTATGTACTCTTGGAGGAAGTCCTGGAACTTGGAAAAAAATAGCATTAACAAATATATAAATATTATTTTATGTTATGTTGAAAAAGTAAATTAACTTATAGTTAATTTGTGTAATATATATTTCTAAAAAATCATAAGAATAGTATAAATAAAAAAATTCGTTGTATTATGTGTTATATAATACAACGAAGTTATGTAAATAGATTTCAAATGCCTGTATTATAAAGAAATATTTATAAATACTTGAAATAAAGATGTTGAAATAATTACACTGTAGTAAAATGAAATGAACTAGTTGAGGTAACTTTTGTAAGAGATGATTTACCTATTAGCATATAGATAAATCAATAATCAATAATAAATAATAAAAATATTTTGTTATACTAGTCCCTGTATTTCTTTATCAATATTTTCCATAATGGTTTCCAATGATTTGACGTTTGATTCTGCTTGTTCATCATTAATTAAAAAGTTTGTCAAATTTAAAACAATTCGTATTCTTTCTTGACTCCATACACTATATAAATTAGTCAACATTTCTTGATTATAAAAAGGAGTCATATGATCTTTTTTAAACAAAGCATCATTCATTTTTTCATCTAAATAATTTGCAATTAATGCAATATAATAATATAAACAAATACGAATCATAGAACAGCTCTTATATGTTTCTGTTAGTTTTGTTAATCCATTTTGAGCACATTTAAACAAATCTTTTATTTTAGGATTCTGTTGAATTGATTGTTTAGACAAATAATTTTTACACGCTATTTCAATAGGATTGTAAATATATTGCAAGTCAGTTTTATTATCATTATAATAAATGCGACATAGCGATTGAAAGGGACCTGGTTCTTGAAAATAAATAACGTTTTTATCAATATGAATTTTTGTTCCAATTGCTTTATTGCTTAAAATAGCTAATTTTATAATTACCGATAATGGATCTAAAATATATAAGTTAAGATCAACTATTTTATTATCAGGTATAATAGTTGCGCTAATTATATCCATAAAAAAATGCCTTATATACTAGTATAAAAAACGTTTAAATTATTTTACTAATTAAACAATTCTTCTATATGCTTTTTTGTTAGTTTATATTTTACTCAGTAAGAAATTTAATAAGGGTATTTTGTTCAATAAACTCTTTTATTAAGTCTTCTGGAATATAATTAAAATCAACAATGTGTCTATTTAACTCATATTGTTTTTTATATTCAGAACTCTCTTTTAACTTATTTTCAAGCAACAAAGGATCTTCAAAATATTTTAATGCTGTTTTAGGTCCACATTTTGGAAATACAGAAGGTATATTATCACTTGTATCGCCTGTTAAAATTTTACAAAATAAGTCACACTCAGCATTTCCAGTACAACTTTTTTGTTCAGTTAAGTCTTTGAATGCTAAATTGAATAACTTTACTTGGTCTGATGCTAATTGTAAGTAGTCTTTATCAGATGTAATAATATATATTTTACAACTATCATTATATTTTTCAAGTAATTTTTTACAAGTAATTGCGATACAATCATCTGCTTCCAACTTAGGATGTCTAAGTATCCCTATAGCTCCTCCATCGATAAATAAATTTTCTTCATAAGCCATTTTAAAGAAAGGTCCGCCCATAAATCCTTCATTTGCTCGATTTGCTTTATAACTTGAAAACAACTCATTTCTCCATATTTCATCTCGTTTGCAGTCCTTTCCAATAATAAGAATAGGTTCTTCATCAGTTTCAAAAATATGACTATTTTTTTTTGATTTTTTATTTTTATTGCTTGTTAAGCCAAGTTTTTTTGGAATAAATTGTATACCTTCAACAAATGTTTTTTTAAATTTTTCAACAAATTTCTCATTTTGGAATGGATTTTGTAATGCGTCTAAATCTTCTGGATATGCGTTTTTCCACCACGTTAATAAAGAATGGTATCTATAAAAGCAAAAGTAGCTTCCATCGATTAAAATAAATATATTGGACATTTTATATATTAGAGATTATATATAATATAAATGGGTCATTTAACTATGTTATAAAAAATATTATATAAATCAATTTTTTATACAATACCTATTATTTATTATTATTGTTATCATTTGCAACACTTTTTTTATTTGGATGAAATAATAGAACATCTAATCCTGCACTAGAATCAATATCACTAACATTCATGTCCCCATTTATATTAATAGGCACAATAAACGCACCTGCAAGATTTACTTTGTGTTTTTTGTTAGTTTGTAAAGACAAAGACCCTAAATTTAATAAATTAAAAAGAAAATCCATATATTGATATAATAATTATAGATTAATAAATTAATATATTAAATATAAATGTAGTTTATCAAATATGACAGATAATCCTGATAATATACGAAATATAAGTATAGATTCATCAAATAATAATACCAATCCTAATACAAGTTCTAATACAAATAATTCTATAGATAAAAAAATATTGGGTTACAAAAATGTAAATAAATTTATTGAGTTAACTTATAATCAAAATAATGTGAATAATAGTAATATATTAGATATTATTGGTGTATATGTAAAAGGACAAAAAATATTATATACAGAAGCCAAAACAACATGTGAACAACGTCTTTCGTGTTTAATGTTACCATCGATATTTTTTACTGTAGTATGTAGTATTTCTAATTTATTGTTACAAGATTACTATTATAATAATTTAATAACAAGTGTATTAAATGGCACAATTGCTTTTATACTAGCCATTATAAATTACTTAAAATTGGATGCTAGGTCGGAAGCCCATAGAGGCAGTGCATATAAATATGATAAATTGTTATCTTATATTGAATTTCAATCAGCAAAACAATTATTTTTAACTGAATCAAAAGTAACCATGTATCAAATTGTTGAAACAGTAGAAAAAAACATTAGCGAAATTAAGGAAACTAACCAATTTGTTTTGCCAGAAGTAATTCGTTATAATTTTCCAAAATTGGCAAATACCAACATATTTACAGAAGTAAAAAATATTGGTACAATAGAGATGTTGTATATTAATGAATTATCTAATATTATAAGAGATATTCATTTAGAACAAGAAACAATTAAAAAATGTGTAGAAGAAAAGAAAGATATTGCTGAAAATAATTTAAAATTGGCACAATTTACAAGTGAATATGATAAAAAGTTAATACAAATTCTTGAATTAAAAAAGCAATATACTGCTTTAGATTTGGAATTTAAGGGTGAGATGGAAAGGTATATGTATCGAAATAAATGGCGTCCTAGATTTTTGGATTGGTTAAAAGTATAAATAATATAAGTTTTGATATAATATATTATTTATTTGATTTTTGATTTGTTAGTTAATAGAGAGCATCCTTATACATTTTTAATGCCTTTTCTTTTTGTTCTTCATAATTGCATATTGGTTTACTATAACCAACTTTATCATTATTTTTCCATTCTGTATTCCAATTATGAATTACTTTTGATTGTAAATTAGCCAATTCTGGTACCCATCTTTTAATATATTCACAATCAGGATCATAATTCTCTTGTTGGTTCCATGGATTAAAAATGCGAAAGTAGGGTTGCGAATCAATTGCGCTTGATGCACACCATTGCCAATTTAAATTATTACTTGCTGGGTCATAATCAACTAATTTTGTAGCAAAATATTCTTCACCTTTTTCCCAAGAGATAAGCAATGTTTTGATTAAAAATGATGCCACAATAAGTCTTGCTCGATTATGCATATATCCAGTTTCATTTAATTGTCTTATTCCAGCATCTACAACTGGAAACCCAGTTTTTCCATTTTTCCACGCATGAAACCAATTTGCGTTATAATGCCAATGTATTTTATTATATTTTGGATTCATAGCAGAGCCTAATACTTTTGGAAAAAATGTTAATACAGATGCGTAAAAATCACGCCAATATAATTGTCGAATAAACGCTTTATTTCCCTTAAAATTCTTATATACTTCTCTAATACTAATACAACCGAATTTAATATAAGCACTTAATTGCGATGTTGTTTTAATTAGTTGGTCGTGTGTTTTAGAATAATGTGCAACTGATTTATGTGATGCGTTATTCATTTGTTTTAAAGCATTATCTCTTCCTCCATGAACTAACAAATGGGGGTTTATATGGGGTACAAATTTGGTTTGTGCTTGTCCCAAATTAATTTGCGCCGGCAACCTTTGACCCATTCCAGTTTTAAAGTGTATTTTGCTTGTTCGCAATGGTATCTCTACGTGTATTTTAGATGCGGTATTATAATATGGAGTAAATTTTTGATATGGATGCCCAGTCCCATTTAATATGGAACCAGGAGGATGCAAATAATAATCGTGTGTTAATGAAATATGGACGTTCAATCTTGTGCATAGTTCAACTATTTCCGTATCGCGTTTAAATGCGTATGGACTATAATCTATATTAAATCCAATGCAATCAATATCAAACAAGCCTATTAGTTGCTTAATAATAGGTTCATTATGTCCATAAAATGTGAGAAGGTTACCACCGTCTTTTCTTATATCTGATGCTAAGTCTTCTAACGATTCAATCATAAATTGAACAGAATTATCGGATTTAAATTTGTTAGTTTGTCCAACTTGTTCAGGTGTAAAAATAAATATAGGTATTATTTTTTCACAAATTTCATTTAATTTACTTAATCCAATATTATCTGTTGTGCGTAAGTCTCTTCGAAAAATAAATAATCCTGTTTTAAATGTTTCTTTTTCAAATTTACTCATATATATACTATAATATATTATTGCAGTAAATCATCCGTTGAAGTAATATCAGAGAATTGGGGTTTGTAACTATTCATTGTTATTGGCTTATAACTATTTGTCATTGAATTATTGTATTTTTTTCTTGTGTTATTTCTCTTTTTATAATGCCATTTTTTAGTGTTAGTTAATGATTTGTTTTTTTTTGATTGAGATAAACTAACAATATCCTCATTAGCAAATTCACTTAATTTGGTTGACAATGATTTGGGTTTTGCTTTTTCGTGTTTATATTGTTCTAATAAAAGACTTGTTGGAACAGGCGATTCACTAATTAAGTTACCATTTTTGAAATTCTTATGCAATCTTATTAGTACACCCATTTCTAACAAAATATTTTCATATTCTTCAATGAGTTCTCCAGTATTAATTAGACGATTTAAAGGGTTAAAATCATACATTCGATTAAAAAAATTTGTTAGTGCACCAAAGTGTTCAATAGATAATAGTTTGTGTCTATAAAAACAATTTGTAATATATTGAAGCGACATACCTAACCCAAAAACATCAATTGAATTAGTAATAAATTCTAATACTTGCTCATATGACTTTTTATCAATCATTTTATTGAAACCATCAAAAAATGATGTAATGTAACCTATTTGTGTCGCTGTATCAGGTTCTAGTCCATTTGGATTCAAATAAGTAAATAATATTTTAAATGATTCTGGTCTTGATATGGGAATAGAACCAGTATTTTCATCTTTTGAATATTTCGCTGGATTTGTTACAATCATATCAATAAAATGATCTTTATATTTTTCTCTTTCTTCAACAGACAAGTTTACATATTTATTATAATATGTTTTATTCATAAATCCACATTCAAATGGATATGACCAATGAAAAATGCCCATAAAATTCTCACTTGCTTTTGACGTTTTGATAATCTGTATTTTTTTACGCATTAATCCAAAATCAATATATTTCATTTTTTGTGTATCCATATTAAATAATATATTTTGCGGTTTCAAATCGTTATGAACAATATCATGCTTACGAAAGAATTGCAAACCTTTTAATAGATGATAAACTTCTAGCCAAAATTCATCGCATTTTTCCTTCTTTTTTGAAGTCATATATTTTTTTATGTGATCAACACAAAATGATTTAAAATCAGGACCACCAAAAGGAAGAACTAACAAACTATATTTATTTGGATTATTTTCAACATCTTTTACATTAATATTTTTACAACCTGATACCGCTTTTATTGAATCGTTCTTTTTTAAATCTGTTTTACATAAATAAGGCGTACCTAAATGATATTCATCTGTTGTATCTAATTTACCAATCGTAACAAACTCAGCAAGTTCATCTTGTGCATTTTTTGTCAACATAATTTTTGAAACATATTTAGAATAATCAAAATCTGGACTAGGTTCTTGGGCACAATGTAAACTTGGCCTATGAACACAACCATACGTGCCTTCACCGATTACTTTACTCATATATATAAATATATATTATTTCAACAGAGTGTAATATATATTTTATTTTTATAAATAATAGTTTGAATTTTAATTAGATATCTAAACTAACAATATTTTTGTCAGATTTCTTTCTACGAGTCCTCTTAGGCACATTTGCATCTGATTGAATACTCTTTAATTCGTCTAAACTAATTATACTACTATCTTGAATAGGAGTAGTACCCCCATTATTATAGTGTTGTTGAGGAGCTTCAGAAATATTAATTGTCTTTGTTCTTAATCCTGATAAAATATCATTAATATCACCAGGGCCCTTCATATCTGGTCTTCTTTGTGATTTCACATTTGGTTGAGGTTGTTGATAACCAGGAATTCCAATATTTGCTTCTTTTACACTAATACCATCATCCATATATGAAGTTCGAGCCATAGAAATATCAGGGCGAATATTCATATTGCCCATATTGTTACCACCTCTATTTGATGGAGGTGCAGGAGCACTGGGTCCTTGTGTAGCCATTGGAGGAGGAGGCCCACTTCTTTCTGAATGCATAACATTATTCATAAACCCTGATAAACCTGGACTAGAGGTAGACATCGAATTGACTGCTGCCTGTTGAAATTGACGCATTAAATCAGGATTTTGTTTCATAATATCGTCCATACCTGGCATAGCGGATTTGAATAATGTATTAGACATATGTACCATCATAGCACTGCCACCTAATTGAAATAGTAACTTTAGTTCAGGTGATACAGATGCTCTTGATTTATATTTATCATACAACTCGCTAAAAATATCATCATAATCATTAATATTTTCATTAATTTGTTCACTCCAACCATCTAATTTAATATCAAATGGGTCAAAACGTGAATTCAAAAATTCCATACCATTAATAATAGACATCATCATACCAGCTTGAAATTTGACAGAGTTTTGTTTTGCCTTTTCTTCCATAATCATTTCATATTCACCTTGCATTTCAACTAAATTGGATTCCATAGAATACTTTTTTGTTAGTTCAACGCCTTTCTTTTCAAGTGATTCCAGCTTTCTTAAATATTTGAACTTTTCGCGCAACATTTCTTCCTTTGACAATCTTGGTTCAGATGGAAATCTTGTATCAGGATTCACTGGAATATTATTAAATTTTCCATATCCATCCCATGTTTTTGCATCATCCATTGTATTTGCAGTTGAAAACCCTAGATTGCTATCATTCATATGAAACGATGGTTGCTCATCAAAACGAACTGATGGTTTGTCATCAATATCATAACTAGTTTTAATGCCAAATAAACCAGAATCAAAGTTGTTAGTTAGCGGGGTTGTATCTGATGCTAAATTATTTAATTCATTTTCTAAATTATTTAAATCATCAATATCGATATCACTAGTTGGTCCATTGGTACTTGTTTTTTTTTCATTCATTAGTAATTCAATTCCTCCACCAAAGTTTGAGTTAGATTTAGAAGAAGACCAATTATTATTGTCTAAATTATCGAAATCCACAGAAATGTCAATAATGTCGTTACTCATTATGAATAAATAAGAACATTTAATTCTAAGTATTACGAATTAAAATATATATTTCTAAATGAATAATTAAATAATTAATTAAATAAAAAAGTATCATTTCTTAACTACATATTCCTTATATCCTATTATTTTTTGATGAAATGTAAAATTACATACCATACAACATAACAATAATGAATTAGGTGTATTTATTACTGAATAAACTTTAACTGATATACATTTTGGACATTTTGGATTTTTTTCATATAAAGGCATTTTTTTTGAAAATTGTCTCCACATTCAATTAAATATAAAAATATTAAATATAAAAATATATTAAATTTTATGGTTTAAATACCATAATCCTTGTAAAAAACAATCTGCTAAATCATCTTTTTTTGAATGCTTTTGAAACATATTAGCCCAATCTGTAAATCGATGGTCGTTTGTCACTAAATTTCCCGTTGTTTCAATGCTTAGCTTTTTTCTTTGTTTATAGTCAGTTTTTTCAGAACTCTGTATAAAATCTTTTAATTTATTAGATGCATTTACAAAGTCGATATCAATATTATTATTTTTCATAATAAAATATTGTGCAATTTGACCTTGTATGGTTTTCATTTTATTCGCCAATGGACCAATTTGATTTTCAATAATAATCTTATCAATATACTGTGTATAATTTTCTAAAATATCGTCAAAGTGATACTGAATATTTTTACCAATTGTTACTAAATCGAGTTTTTTTGCATTTGTTTTTTTAACTTCTTCTAAACAATTTTTGCTAGAAAATTCTGTAATACAATGAATTAAATTTGCCTTTTTAAGAGGGGTTTCATATTGCATTTTATATTTATCTGCAATTTCCATAAGACTTTGTATTTTTTGTTTATTAATAAATGCTGTAGACAATTCTTTATTTGGTTGAATATATTGAGTCAACTTCTTTGAATGTTTTAAACAATAACACAAGTTATTCTTACTATATTTTGCTGGTTTTCCGCATAATCCATTTTTATCAATTTCAACGCATGTTTTTTCTGCATCTTTGGTTAAATCTACGTTATCCCATTTTATTATTTTAAAAGTATTTATATCTTTGTTAGTATATTCGAGTAGACAAAAGGATAAATTACGAATACCAATATCAATGCTTAGAACTAACATGCTTATATTATTTAATTTAAAAATTACTTTAAGTTGTTTTACAAAATTATATAATATTAAAAATATTTAAAATTTAAAGTTTATGGGAATACTTGGAGCAATCATACGGCCTTGCATTTGTTGTTTTTTAATAAAATCACTTTTTAAATCACTCATCTGACCTATTGTAGTAGGTTGTGAATTATTATATAATGAACCGAATATATATGGATTTTGTTGAACTGGATGGTTATTAACTAATGTATAAGGATTATTTCCAGAAGCGTGAATATATTCATTTGTATTGTATTTCATTAAATTACTTGCGTTATTTTGTAAGTATTGTCTATATTTCCAATTGGATGTTAATCCTGCATCAGCGTGTATTTTTATATTGGTTATTGCTTCTGGTTGCCAAGAATAAAAATCATGATTAGCCATAGGGGTAATAGTATAATATTGTGAATTCATATTATATTATTTGTAGATAATAATATTATCGGTTTAAATAATTTTTTATTTGTTTTTGTTGTTTGTTATTTATTCATCTCCTAATAATTTGAGGATTTCATTTTTCTTTAATTTCGAAGCATCTTGAATAACCCCTTTTTCAACGGCTACTTCTCTTAACTTATTTAATGACATTTTTTTGTATTCTTGTTTTGAATGTGTATCAAAAGTATTAATAGTATTATTATCATGATCATTGTCATGATCATCCATATTGAATTCACTAGATAAATCTGGTTCATCTAAGGTAATAACTTCTTCTAAATGAATAGTTTTAATATTATTTAAATCAATTGTTGAAGTACTATCAGAATCTAATTGTTCATTACTTAAATCAAAATCTTCATTGCCATCATTTAAATCTAACATATTGTTTTCATCAGATTGTTGATTATCATCTAAACCTAAATTATCATGATTAATTAATCCTAAATTTAAGATATCAATATTGTTACTATTTTCTACGTGTTGTTCTTCATCAACATTATATTCATCATCATCATCTTCATCGCATTCAGAGGCACTTTCTTCAGAATATTCTCCTTCATCTTCATCATCGTCGTCTTGATTATCTGATACCGAAATAAGATCTTCATTCGCGTCTTCTTCAATAAGTTGGTGCCCAGACTGTAGTTCATTTATTGGCGATCCTTTTCCAACTAATTTTACCCTAAAATATTGTTGTTCTTCTGCCATTGTACTTATTAAACTAAACATGGAATTGATTTTGTGATTTTGTTCAGCAAACTTGTTGCTAATATAAATGTAAAGTATTGATGCTATAAACAAAGTAACCACTAAACTTATTAAAAAAGTCGAACTAAATATATCAGAAATAGCCATCTCTTAAAAATGAAGAATATATTATAATTTGTATTATAACGAATTCAAATTATAATTACAAATATAACTAACATATTGGATTTATTGGTTTTATTATTTGTTAGTTTGTTGTATTGTCTAAAATCTCTTTTGGGTAGTTCATTTCTTTTAATACTTTTAAACCGCCTTTTACTTTAGATATTCCCTTAACAACCATATATTTATAAATAAGTTGTCCATCAATTATTGTTGTTTTCATACAATAATTTTTAATATGCGTATTCTTTTTTAACTTCTTACACAATTTAATGTAATGTGTCGTTAACATACATTTAACATTAGGCTTGTTAGTTAAAAACTCCATAAAAGCATAAGCACTACTAACTGCTTCTTCTGGATTTGTTCCAGAATATAATTCATCAAATATACAAAAGTGTGTTTCAACATTCATTTCATTAACACTATCAATAATTTCTTTGCATCTTCTAGCTTCTGCTTGAAATAAACTATCGCGACCAGATGTATCAGGAATATTTAAATAACAATGAATATTATCGAATGGGTTAATTACACACATTTTGTAACATCCAACTCCAAATTGCTGTGTTAAAATTAAATTAATTAATGTTGTTTTTAGTGTAGTGGTTTTTCCTGAAGCATTTGGACCCGTAATTATCATGTTTTCGCTTAAATCAATATCGTTTTTAATAGGTTCATCCGCACCCCTGCTAATCCCGATAAACTTGGGGTAATATGCTTGAGTTAAAGAAAAGTCTCCTTTTTTGTCGGAAAAGTCTGCTTTTTTCATTTTCTTAGAATGATTTACATTGATAGCTAATTGATTGCATAATTGAACATAACCATGGAAGCCAAATAAGTAAGACATACATGTTTCCATTAATACGTTTGTATGAAATTGATAGAATATGTGTAAGATTTCACCTATTTCGCCTATTTTTTTAAATGAAAATTCGAATGATGAAATGTTGTTTAATTTGCTTTGAATATTTGTTATAACCATTTTTTTATATGCAAATAAATCATTAGTAAATTTACTTTGTGTTGACTTTGTTAGTTTACTATAATAGTCAATTAGTTCAACAGAGTAATTAATAAATTGTTTAAATTTAAATAGATAATCGTGAATCTTTTTCAAATTAGAATAAAAACGAACACATACAAGTATATTTTGATAAATAGAAAATAAATAAAATATTGCTGATATAATCATATATATTTTTTGTCCTGTAGTGACATTATTAAATTCTGTAAATATTTTAGTTAGTGCATTGTTCTTAACTAACACTTTTAGAATTTCAATATATTCTTTAAAATTGCATTCAAGCCCTTTCATTTTAATAATAAAAAAGGGAATAATAAGAATAAATATAGGCAAGCAAAGTGATAGAATTGGAGACATAATACTATAGATGCTCATCAATTGTAAAAAAGATGGATTATCATTTAATCCTTTGGCAAATTCCCAATCAATATACAAATATTTTTCACAAAATCCAGTTTCGCCTTTTATTTCTTTCCACGATTTAAGTGTATCTTCAATAACATAACTATCTATACCATATTTTTTTTGTAGATTTGTTAGTTCATTCGGTTCAAAGGATTGAATAATTTGTTGATTATTTTTAAGATACTCTGTATTTGTTGTATAAGAGGAGACGATTTGTTTTAACATAATTTTTTCAATAGTTGTTTGAGGTTTAAATATACATTCATAGATAGGCGTTTCTGCTGGATTAATACTTGAAATAAGTTCTAATTCATCAATAATATTTGATTTTACTTCTCTTACATTATCTGTATATTGCAATGGGTTTTTAAATGTGGTTAGAATTTTATCCTCGATAGATTCAGTCATCATTTAATCGTATTGTAGATAATTTTATAATATATTTTACGAAATAAAAATATAATATAATAGGTTTAATAGATTTTATAAGGGTTTCTATTTATTTGTAAGCCTTTTTTGAATAACGGAGTTTTCTCATTTTTTTTGTTATACGTTTTTTTGTTTTTTTCTTTTTTCCGCCAGTTACTGGTATAGGTTGAATCGAACTTGACATAGTTACTCCACTTATAAAATTAGGCAATGAACTAACAACCATATCATTTTTATCGGCTCCATATATTTTTCCCGTGTATATAATTCGAACATTTTTGTTAGTTGCGCTATCTATATCAGAATTAAGAACCAGTTTTTCTAAAAGTAACTCTTTTAATTGTCCAATAGTAGTAGTTTGTTCAATTGGAATAACAATCGTTTTTGTTTTGTATTGTATTTTAACGTTTAAATCAATAGGATTTGTACCTTCTTGTTCTTGTTGTCCCAAATTAATTTGCCTTGTTAAAACTGGTTTTACCAAATTGCTCCCGCAATCCACTAATGCTGTAACAATAGAACATTTTTCTGTCTTTTTTCCTGTTTGACAATGGTCTGCACCAACACCTGAACCTCCGTCTATATAGTCTAAACTAACAATAGCAGGTAAACTTCCAGAAGGTGTTAAATAATATACATTCGATGCAAATGAATTATTTATAATATTTTTTAGTTCACTTACTTTTACTAATATAGGTAATCCAATTAAAGTATTCATAGAAAAATATTTTTCTTTATAATATATATTTTTATCTGCTGTATAATCATAACTAACAAGGTTATTGCTATCATCATACACATTTTCTCCTGCAAAGATACATCTATATTTAATATTAATTTTATTTGTTAGTTCTTTATTTATATAACTACGATTTGTCAGATAATATTTATTGCTATATTTTAAACACAAATTCATTGGATCATCTAACAAAAAGTCTTTTACAACTTCTTCTTCATGTTCAATCGGATTAAACCCTGTATCATTTAAATTAATCGTTAACTCTTTATAGCCTATTTGCTGTATAGCATTTACTACTTCATCCATATTATTTTGTGTAGCATAATCTAATGCAGTAAACCCTGAATTATCTCTAACAAACCAATTTGATTTCCCAGTTTTAATCAATTCTAATGCTACATCATCTAAATCATTTTGACAAGCCATTATTAACGCAGTTGCATTATCAATATCTACTTGTTCTGGAACAGATTTACCTGTATGAATCATTTCCATAGCTATATCTTCTGTATCAGGAAACGAACAGACAATAATTAACGATGTTTCATTTTGTGAAGTTGTATGACCAACTAACGCATTACCTGTTTCTAAAAGTTTTTTAATTACCTCTTTCATTTCATGAGAAGAGGATATAATTAAAGCAGTTTCACCTTCATAATTAATATGATCTGGTTCAGATTTTCCAGAAGCAATAAGAGACAATGCAATATCATCCATTTTTTTATCACAAGCCAATATTAGTGGTGAATTATTATCTCCATCTCGTTCATTCTCTATAAAATTATTGTTTCGAATTGCACTTAAAGCATCTAATTGATTACCATCATTGATTAGTTGGATTAGTGATTGAGGAGGGCCTTTTACGGGACTTATTTTTTGTGCAGGCTTTTTTGCTCTAAATATTTGTCTTTGTTGTTCCATATTATATACTAATAATAAATTATATAATATAGTTATTCATTATTTATTAACCCAAGTTAAATTCAGCAGGCAATTCCTCAATTTGTGTTGCATAATATGTTTCAATTTCAGACATTTTACGCATATCCTTTCTAGTAATAAAATTAATGCCTGTTCCCTTTCTTCCCCATCTACCCGAACGTCCAATTCTATGTAAATAAATATGAATATCCTTTGGAATATCAAAATTAATTACAACACTAACTTGTTGAATATCAATTCCTCTGGCAGTAATATCTGAAGAAATAAGCACACGAGTTTTACCTGTTCTAAAATCTCTAAAAGACTTTTCGCGTTCCACTTTTTCCATACTACTATGAATGGACGTAACAGGAAAATTGTCTTCTTTTAATGCTTCATATAAATCTGTTACTCGTTTAACGCTATTACAATAAACAATACACTGAGAAACTGAAATATGTTGATATAAATCTTTTAATGTTAAAAACTTTTGTCTATCATCTTCTAATGCAATATAATATTGTTTGATACCTTCAAGTGTAAGACTTTCTGCATTCACGCAAATTGTAATAGGATCTTTCATAAATTTGTTAGTTAGTTGAAGAATATTAGGAGGTAATGTTGCACTAAATAATGCGACTTGAACCTTGTCATTTAAATGTTGGAAAATATTATATACTTGGTCTTTAAATCCAGACGATAACATTTCATCTGCTTCGTCAAGCATAATTAAATTTAGGTTATTTGCCTTAATAAATTTACGGCGAATCATATCATACACTCTTCCTGGACACCCAACAATAATATGTGGTGTATTTGTTTTAAGCGATTCGATGTCTTCTTCAATAGATGTTTTTCCAAGCATAGTTTTAATGCGAATATCTTTCATACTTGATGCTAAACTAGTGATGACTTCATAAATTTGTCTTGTTAGTTCATGTGTAGGACTAAGAATTAATACTTGATTTGTTTTTAAGTCAACATTTACTCTTGATAAAGCTCCTACTGAAAAGGCTGCGGTTTTTCCAGTACCTGATTGTGCTTGTGCGATGATATCTTTTCCTTTTACAATTGAGATTATAGATTTACTTTGAATAGGTGAAGGCGATTCAAAACCATAAGAATAAATTCCTCGTAAAATAGCTGGATTTATATCTAATTCATCCCATCTCATAAATGACTTGGGTTCTAAATTTAAATCTCCTTCAGTTATTAATGCTCGTTCTTGGTCGGAAAGTCGTATTTGTTCTGTCATAGTATAATTAAATAGTAAATTGGTTTTAAGTGTATTTAATAAATAATATATAAAAAATTGATTTAAAAAATATTTTACAATAAATACTACATAAAGCAGTATGACTACAATGAATATGAAATATACTATTGAAGACTTTAATAATATTAGTTCTAATGGGTTTGATTTTATGATCCCTGAAGAAACAATTAATATTATTAATTATTTATCATCACAAGTAGGGTCAAATCATTTATTAAATAATGCTTTATTCCAAAAAAAACAGCATTTAGTATCTGATAAAGATCTAAATATATTCTCTTCTGCACATAATATTATGAATAAACAACATCAAAGTTATAACAACTTTAAAAAGCGCAAGGGAAATAAAGGAATGGAAATAACTGACGAGGATTGGGATACAACTTCTACATCAAATGCGAATAGTAAGAATACATTTCATTCAACAAAAATGGAACAAAAAACGGGGATTGATACATATATTGACCAAGTACGTTTATATATTAATAAATTGTCTGATAAGACATATAATGATATGTTAGAAAGAATTACAGAACAAATTCAGTTAGTAACTGATGAACTAGAATTAACTAATTTGGATAGAGAAAAGCTTTCAGTTGCGTTATATGATATGCTAAGTGGTAACAAATTTTATTCTGAGAGTTATGCTAAGATGTATAGTGAATTGGTAAATAAATTTAGTTGGCTCAAGGCAGTATTTAATGATAGGTATGCATCTATTTTAAGTCAGTATACAAATATTATTTATGTGGATTCAGATATTGATTATGATGGATATTGTGAGATGAATAAGATAAATGAGAAAAGAAAATCTCATACACTATTCTTGGTTAATTTGGCTAAACATAAATTTATTCGAAGTATGGATAATGTAAAGTTATTAAAACATCTTTTAGAGAATGTCTTAGGCATGATTAAAGAAGCCAACAAGAAAAATGAAGTTGATGAAATTACCGAAAACATTGCTATTTTGTATAACAAAGAGGTATTAGATGAAATTGAGGATGATTCGGATTATGATGATGATGATTTTGAAATTAATGATAAAAATATTACAGAAGTAATTATGATGTTAGCTAAGTCTAAGTCAAAGGATTATCAAAGTTTATCAAATAAGTCGATTTTCAAGTATATGGATTTAATTGAAATGTAATAAATAAAATATCGATATAATGAATATAAATACAAGTTTAAATATAATATAAATATATTTTTTATTATATTTAATATGGATACAATAAATAGCGATAATATACTTTTTTTGACGAATGACAATTTGTTAGTTGATAATAATGAAGATATTGATATAAATAATTTATTGAATGAATTCTTACATAATGATAATATAGAATTTACTGATAGTATATGGAATACGAATAAAGACTATACTATTAAAGAATTATTAAAAATTTGTAAGTATTATGGTATTGATAAAAATGTAAAAGGCAATAAATGTAAAAAACAAGAAATTATTGATACAATTATTTTTTTTGAAAATGTTCCAGAAAATTTCGAAATTGTATTTCAACGCAATAAAATGTGGACTTATATGAATGAACTAAAAAATGATATACATATGAAACAATATATTTTATGGGATTAATTACTTATAAAAATATAAATTTAAATCTAACTAATTTATATACAATATGGTTGTATCTAAATTAGATAATAGTGTTAGTTATCCTGAAATTAAAAAGGTGGATCCAGCGGATTTAAGTATGGAAGCAGATTTGTATCAAATTGAAATATACAATATTAATGTAATTATAGCTATTGGAAAAGCAAAAAATACATTTGCTGATAAAAATATAACTTATTTTCCTATTTATTTAGTAAAACATAATGGTAAAGTATTACAGGTTGGAGTATATGAAATACCATCAAATAAAACAATGAATTATATGGATGAAAATAGCGATTTAAATGTAGAAAAATTAAATGATCCACTTATTTATAGTTTTGTAACAGCAGATATGATAAATAAATTGCGAAAGATTCCCGAGGAAGATTTGGAAACGCCAAAAATAGATATATCCAAAATAGATAATAAATCTCTTAAAAAAGGTGTATCAAAAAAAACAAATGTAGGCATAACCGAAATACTTATTCCACAAATACGTAAAGATATTTTTACAGCAAGATTAAATGCCAATTTGCCGGAACCTTTAAAACAAGAAACATCTAAAATTGCTAAGGACATTCGAGATAAATACCACGAAGGAGAACATGATACTTGGGTTCAAAAATTTATGACAAATGGAAATTATACAATTATAGATAATGAAGGCGGAGGAGATTGTCTTTTTGCTACGATTCGAGACGGTTTTCAGTCAATTGGACAAGACACCACAGTAAATAAGTTGCGTCAAAAAATTGCCGATGAGGTAAAACAAGAAACTTACGATACATATAAAGAAAGATATACGATGTTTTCGTCAGAATTAGATAGAACAAAAAAGGAATCAATTCGCTATAAAAAAGAATATGATGAATTAAAGGATAAATTGACTAAGACAATTGATAGACAACAACAAATTATTATTCGTGATGCAGCAATAAAAATTAAAAAGCTTTTTGAGAGTTTAAAGTTGGAACACGAAAATGCCAAAGAAAATATAAAAGAAGTTCTATTTATGAAAAATATAAAATCTATTGAAGATTTTAGAAAATATGTAAAAACTTGTGAATTTTGGGCAGATGATTGGGCATTATCTATTCTTGAGCGAATATTAAATATTAAATTTATTATTTTGTCTAGTGTCAATTTTGATAAAGGCGATACAGATAATGTGTTACAATGCGGTACCTATGTTGACCCTATTATAGCAAGTAGAGGTGAATTTGTACCTGAATATTACTTAATTTTAGAATATACCGGAGACCATTATAAAATAATCGCTTATAAAAAGAAATTAATTTATTCATTTAAAGAAATTCCATATGATATTAAGCGTATGATTACAGATAAGTGTATGGAGAAAAACTCAGGCGTATTCTCTTATATTCCAGAGTTTGAAACATTTAAAACAGAAATGTCTGGAGGTAATAGTCATGTAGAGACAATTAATTTTGAAGAATTAGGTGAGGCAAAAATAATGAATTTATATGATGATACAATTGTATTTGCATTTTATTCAAAGTCGATTGATGATAAATCTCCAGGAAAAGGTCCAAAAGAAAAAATACCATTAGGGCTAGAAAATGATTTTGCTGAATTAGCAAGTATACCAAAGTGGCGTCAAAAGTTATCAGATGATTGGGTTCAACCATTTACACTCGATAACCATCGATGGTCTTCTATAACTCATTATTATCAAGCATCTAAGTATAAAAAGAACAATCCGGAGTTTTATTTGTCATTTTCATTGGATTCTGGTACAGAGTTATCTAAAAATGTAGAAATGGCAAAAGGAGCTGGAGGTCAATCAGGAAAATATAAAGGCGAACTTTTACGTCCTAAATCTGTTGTAATTGACCCAGATTTTTATGATAAGCGTGGACCAAAAGAGCTATTTGATGCCGAATATGCCAAGTTTTCTCAAAATGAGGATTTAAAAAGAGTATTAGAACTAACAAAAAGGGCTAAATTAATACAACATATACGTGGTAAACAAGGAGACGTAAATGATAATTTAATGATTGTTCGAGATAAATTAGCAAGAGAATAAATAAACAAATAATATCATTTAGTAAATAAATTATTTTATATGTATACATTATAAATATAAAATGGAAACAGAGCCATTAGTTATTGATACGATATCTGAAAACGAGACTCCGGCAGTTGATACCCCGGCAGTTGATACCCCGGCAGTTGATACCCCGGCAGTTGATACCCCGGCAAATGAAGAAAACCAAGACCAAACTCAGAACCAAACTATCAAGCTAACACTTATTCAACTACTTGAACGTTTACTCCAAGATAATGAGAAGGTTAAAAAGATGAATTTGACTTTAACTCCTGATATTAAATCATTCATACAAAAACTTTTAGAAAAGGAACCACAATTATTTGCTACCTGCGAAACAAGTCTACAAAAAATTATTAGTGATAACAAAATAAATGCTAACGATATACCTGATTTAATGGTTCTTATTACAATCATATTTAACGCAATTGATAGTTTTGATAAAAAAGATTTAAAAAATGTGGATTACTATGAATTAGTTAAAAACATATTACATATCATAATTGAATTATACGTTGAAAAACATTGCGACAACAATAATGAGAATAATGTTTTGTTAGTTCAATGTGCTTTAAGAATAGTTGATTCTTCAATTGAATTAATTAAACTAAGAGGATTTGCAAAAGAAACAACTATGATTAAAAAAATTATTTCGATGTGCAAAAAATGTTCTTGTAAAAAGTAGGTAATATTTATGTTAGTTTATTTATTTATATATTTATTTAAGGATATAACTAAATATATTAAGAATATAAGTAAATATATATTTATTGTATAATGAGATTAATAAACAAAACACAACAACTAATAAATGAAGTAAAAAAATGCCGTTGTATTAATGATACAAAACTAACAAATAAATGCGAAAATGTAATCAAAACATTATACAATCACATGAATGATGGATATAAATTAATTCATATTGAAAAAATAAATCAAGGTCATTCGTTTTTTTATAATTTACAAATAAAACAACTAGATTTATCTAAGAAAAATCAAATACCTAAACCAACCACATTTCCATCGAACGCGTTTCCAGAAACAATTAAGAAGCATATTGATTCAAAGGTTGTTAGTTATATCAAATATAATATTGCATTTTTAAATAAAATAATTACTATTTACTTTGTAACTGAAGAACATATTACTACACAACATATAACTAAATACAACTATTATGTTGATAATATGTTAGTTTGGATCTATTTATTAAGTTTATATTCTACAGAACAATGTAGAGGAGTTCAAAATCTAAATGTTTTCATTTATCTTACATCATTAGAAAAGGTTCTGCCAAATAGACAATCAATTGTTTTGGATGAAGAACACGTAAATACCGCATTTACTTTTAGTTGTCCAACTAACAAATCAGAAATAGTTATATTTAGAAAAGAAGAATGGTTTAAGGTATTTATTCACGAAACATTTCATAATTTCGGTCTTGATTTTTCTGAAATGAATATAAATGAATGCAAAAGAATGTTATATGCGTTGTTTCCTGTTAATTCAGAAATAAAAGTATATGAAGCATACTCTGAATTTTGGGCTAGAATAATGAATACAATGTTTTTCAGTTATATTGTCTGTATAAATAATAAAAAATATGATTTTCGAAGTTTTACTACAGAGTTTAATAAATATATGGGTTACGAAATTACATATTCATTAATTCAAGCAAACAAAGTGTTATTATTTATGAATTTAATTTATGAACATTTATATGAAAATGACAACTATTCATCAAAACTTAGAGAACAAATGTATAAAGAAAATACAAATGTATTTGCTTACTATATTATAACAGGAATATTAATCTCACATTATCAAGAATTTATATTATGGTGCCATGTAAATAATACAAACGTATTTCAATTTAAAAAAACGATTATTCATCAAAAAGATTTTTGTAGTTTTATTAAAAAACGTTATAAAAAAAGGGCATTTTTAAAAGATATGAATTGTATTCATTTATTTTTGCTCGGTATTATGAATAAACAACATAAAACAAGTTCGGAAATTTATTTATTAAATAATCTAAGAATGACTTTGTGTGATGTAAATAATATATATGAAACAAATAGATTATTATAGGAGTATTTATTATTTATTTGTTATTATTATTTATTTGTTATTATTATTTATTTGTTAGTTTGTCAAGGTTTATAAACTAACAAATAATTAATTAATTATCTTTTGCAACTCTTTCTTCGTTTCATATTAGTATGTTTTCTCTTTTTAGATTTTTTCCCACCAATGCTCAAAGGTGTTCTATGCTTTACACCTAACATAGCTTCAATGTCTAAATCATCTTCTTCAGTATTATTATAATATATTTGCATCATGTCTTCATCAGATTGTATTTTTGCATCATTTATAACCATTGGAGTAGGATCAATCATACCAGAAAATAGTTTGTTTTTTATTTGATTAGATATTGGTAAACGTGGATATGTACTTGATACATTATTATGTAAAATTTCAAATACTTTTATTGTATTATTAATACCCACTTCTCTTTTTTGAATTAAATATTCCATTGCTTTAACCATGTGAAGTTTCCAATCTAAATTATGGCATACCCATTCATAAAAATCGTGACTATATAAATCAAATCCATCTGATCTACCCAAATCACATAATATTTTAAATATCTTTGAATATTGCGCCTTTGCATAATACTCTTTTATTAATGCATGTTGTTGAGGAGGTATTTTAACTGTAAGACCAAAATCTATCATCATAGGTGCTCCTAGTTGAACTCCATTAATTGTTGATTTTCCAAAATAACCCAATTCATTAGGATTTATTAGTAAATTACCTGTATGAAAATCTCCGTGAGAGTAACCTGTATCTACTGCGACTTTCATAATAATATAAAGCCCAATCATATGATAATTGTATGATATGATTTGCGCTTGCTTGTCTTTATTATTAGGATCAACTAAATTATAAATTGTATCATATCCCTCTAAAAATTCCATACCAATAAAACCAACACCAGAACATTCATCTCCCATTAGTGCTTGTTTAATTGAACGCATAACTCCAGAATGAATTGGATTTGTTATATTGTTAGTTATCTTGTCAATAAGAACATATGTTTCTTGAGTATTTTTATAGTCATTTGCGTAAACAATCCCAGGGCAATAAGGCTGTAAATAGGTAATTGATTTGAAGAAAATATCTATTTGCGTATTTACCTCCTTTTTGAATTCATTTACATCAACCGACCTCAAATGATATTCGTGTCCTTTTTGACTTAAATCTAACTTTTCCGTATCTTCCCCTTTTGATTCATCAAATGTGCACGAAATTTTAAATAAAATAGAGTCAACAGGTACGTCATATCTAGACCAAATAATATGTTTATAATTCGTTGTTGCCCCGGGGCTAAGTTTAGCAACAAATGTAAGTCCAAATGAACCACGGGATAATAAATGAATACTTGAATTGGCAATAAAATGTTCAAATGCTTCTTTCGCATTTCCAGAATCTATTTGCAAACCTCCTTTTTGTGTATATTTGCTTAATCCCATATTTCTATATATAATCTGTATATAATAATATAAATTTGTATAAAAAATTGAAACAAATAAATTCTTTCATTAAATAGATAACAATTTACTACTATACTACCTTTATCTAACACTTAAATCTAAAATCTAAAAATGGGAATTCGTCACTTAAATAAATTTCTAAGAAAGAATTGTTCTAATTCAATCCAATATACCAATGTTGCTGAATTATCTGGTAAGAAAATTGCTGTGGATATCAGTATTTATTTATATAAATATGAAGCAGATGGATTATTGCTTGAGAATATGTATTTAATGTTATCTATATTTAGGTATTATAATGTCATCCCTATATTTATATTTGATGGCAAACCTCCCCAAGAAAAAAAGGCATTGCTTATTAAACGAAAAGAAGATCGTGTTCAAGCAATAGAAGAATTTGACAAATTAAAACAGTTGCTTCAAAATACAATGGAATATGACGATAAACAAGAAATTATTGCTAATATGGACCAATTAAAAAAGCAAATTGTTCAAATTAGTCGCGAAAAAATAGAAAAAGTAAAGCAATTAATTCGGTCTTATGGTGCTACTTATTATGATGCCCCTGGTGAAGCAGATGAGTTATGTGCATCTCTCGTTATTAAAAAACAGGTTTGGGCTTGTTTAAGTGAAGATATGGATTTATTTGTATATGGATGTACAAGAGTATTGCGTTATTTTAGCTTAGTGGGGCATTCGGTCGTATTATACGATATGAAAGGTATTCTCGGAGAATTAAATATGACACATAAAGAATTTAAAGAAATATGTATTTTATCTGGAACTGATTATAACTTACACGTAAATGATGCAAGTAAAATTATAGTGAATTTAGATAATACGATTAAGCATTTTAATAAATATAAAAGTATAAAAGACGATACAAAACGTATTTCATTTTATGAATGGTTACATAGTGCAAGCGATTATATTAATGATATAGACTTGCTTAGTAAAATTAATAAGATGTTTGATTTAAATGAAGAACATTGTAATTTAGATATATTTAAATCAATTAAGATTGTAAACGGTCCTATAAGACAAAGCGAAATAGAATGTATTATGAAGGAAGATGGGTTTATATTTATTTAATTAATAAGTTTTTTACTATATTTAATATAATTTTTAAAATTACATTAAATGTTTTTTCTATGATTTTTTATTGGTTTTTATTATTGATTTTATTAGTTAGTTTAAGCGGTAGCAACAACAGGCTTCTCAGTCTTGGGGAAGTGGTGACTCATATACTTTTGGAGATTGAAGTAAGTGAGTTCATCAGTCTTCTTCAACTTCAAAAGAGTTTGGAGCTTGGTATCAGGGTTGATCTTGCGACCATTTTCCTTGTCTTGGAGATTGTGACTACGAATGTACTTGTTGATTTCACGGGTGACATCAGTACGAGCCATTTCAGTGCCCTTGTCCTTGCCCAAGAAAGAGGCGAGTTCATCAGAGATACGAGTGGGCTTAACAAAGCCAGAGGGTTGACGAGTACCAGTCTTTCTCTTCTTCTTGGAAGAAGTCTTTTGGGCGACCTTCAATTCACGAGACCACTTAGTCTTCAAGTTCTTGTATTCATTCTTCAAACTAGCAATCAAAGAACTGAGTTGGTTAAGCTTGGAGACAAATTCGTTGGATTGAGTATCAAGTTCAGAAACTTCGACGGCTTCGTGAACTTCTTCGGCAGGGGCAACAGGAGAGGCAACGACGGAAGCAGTAACGGGAGTAGTAGTAGGTGCTTCAGTCTTCTTCACGGCCTTCTTGGCAGTCTTGGGGGCGGTCTGTTGTTCAACAACAGGAGTATTAGTAGCGGATTCGACAGAGTCAGTAGTCTTAGTAGCTTTGGTTGATTTGGCCATTCTATTATACTATTATAAGGCGACATCTTTTTAAATAGTTTACGGCCTAATATATATTATTGTTATTGTCTATGGTCTAAAGTATTTTAATTATTAATTATAAATAAAATAACTTTTTAATTTTATTCAATTTTTGACCCTACTAAATATAGCATACCGCTTGGAATAACCATGGCAATGCTTGTGCAGCGTCATTATTTACTAAAGTTAATGCTCCAAGAACATAGAACGCGCCTAATGCCTTGGAATCACGGTCAATTCCAGTATTTATAAATTTTTCGAGCACATTTAAAACTTGGCTTCTCACATCGTTAAAATTATCTAAGGTTTGAATATAAGTCATACTAAAATTTGTAAATGGACTTCCACTTGGTGGGCAAATGGCTCTTTTTGTTTCAAGACTTAAAGGCGCTCTATATTGCCATATATCAATCAACTCTCTCATCATTTTGTTTAATTGTGATCTATTAAGTGACATAAACCAACTTGATTGTGAATAATTTCCTAAAAGGTCAATATTATGAAATAACTGAGTGGTCCTTGTTTCAATTGCGTGTTCTTGGTTTAATGTATTTACAATTGGTGGGTCATCTTTAATTTCTGTAACAATAGGCATTTTAAATAATCTACTAATGCGTATTAAAGAACGAAAATTTGTTAGTATATCCGAAGTTAATGGTTTTGTATTAAATGGATTTTTAATTGGACCAGATGATTTATAAAGTAATTTATATAATGACAATAAATCAAACCCATATATTAATCCATCATCATTATCTTTGTAACTAAAAAACTGATAATATGGTATATCGACTAAATCTTCCATAGAGAGAAAATCAAACGTATTTACACAAATACTTCTATTTTTAAAAGCTGGTCCATGAAAAGAATTATATTTTTTTTGTAAATATAATCTTGCGACAGATTGGAGTTTAGTTGCTTTATTAGAAAAAAAAAGAAATGTTACTATTCTTGTTGTTAATTGTTGCTTATTTCCACCTATTTTTAATTTATATTCTTTTGCTATGCTTTTTAATTGCGGTATCGTATAATTATTTTTATTTAAATAAAAATACTCATTATATTTAGGTATACAAAACTCTTGATCTGATATTTTTTTACTTGATGAACCTTTGTTTTCTAATAATAATTTATTATTGTCTTTGTTTTCGATGTATAATTTGCATAAATAATCCTCACAATTTAATGATGTCGAACTAACATATTTTTTATAGTTTGGCAAGCCATTTTTATTAATTATAGGCGTATTATTCGCCAAATTAGCATTACTATTCATTATTATATTATTATAAAATATCTTTTTGTATCGTTTTTAAATATATTATGTAAATTATTATTTAAAGTTATCTAATTTTGAGCGCATTTATTAGTTTTTTAAAACTCAATTTATAATTAAAAAAAAAATTGATTTAAAGATAATCCAATAGATATAGTATAACAACTAATAAGATGACTGACTCGATTATTGACGGAACTAATATTGATACCTCTGTATTCTCCTATTCTGCGCCTAAGGCTCACGCTAGTGGTGGAAAGGTTGTGAATCTATATAACAAGTATATTAAGGAATCGCTAACTATTTCGACACCTTTGATGTTGACTTGGGGTGCACAGGAAGGAAAGGAACAAGGCACTGGAAAACCTACTGGAAAGTGGACTATGGCTCTTCAGTTTCCCTCTAAAGAATATTCATCTCCTGATGCGGAAGCGTTCTTAAAGTCTATGCGTGCATTAGAAGCCAAGGTTAAGGCTGATGCAATGGCTAATTCTAAGGAATGGTTTGGTAAGGAAATTAAGAGTGCTGAAGTTATTGATGAAAAGTTTAATGTGATGTTAAGACATCCTAAGAAGGAAAAGGGTAGCGTCGAAGTTGATGAAAACAAGGCTCCTACTCTTACTGTTAAGATTCCTCAATGGTCTGGTGTTTGGAAGCCCGAGATTTATGATGAAGACGGAGAACCTCTATATGTTAATGGAAAGGTTAACACTCATTTAACTCCTCTTGAGTATTTAAAGCCTAAGTCACACGTAATTTGTTTGCTTCAATGTGGTGGATTATGGTTTGTAAACGGTAAGATTTCTATCACTTGGAATTTAAAGCAGGCAATGGTTCAAAAGCCTAAGCAAGTTGTTGAAGGTACTTGTTTCTTGAAGCCTAAGGCATCTGATAAGGAAAAGATGAAGGCAATGCCTCCTCCTGAAGATGATGTTGATCCCGATGGAGTTCACGGTGCTACTATTGTTGCAGATTCAGATGATGAACAAGAACACGAATTTATTCATCCTGTTCCTACTCCTAGCCCAGCTCCTACACCTGATCCTACCCCTGCTCCTGTTGCAGAACCAGTTGTTGAAGAAACTATTACGATTGAAGAAGTAAAGCCCAAAAAGAAGGTTATTGCCAAGAAGAAGGTTGCTGAATAAATTATACATAAAATAATAATTAATTGTGAATGTTTTGTTACTTGTAATGTAATATATTTTTTCGTTTTATTTTGTATCATTGTATAAAATAAAATACTTTTTTATTTAGTAATATATATGAGCAATATATTAAAGTATGATACATCAACAATAAAGTTTTTAATGTTAAATATATTGGGACACGATGTCATACATGATTTTGGGAGTGATGCTAGTCCTGATAGGTGGTCAAGAAATTCAGATATTATTCAACAATTTGTAAATACATTTACAATGAGTTCGAAAAAAAAGAAACTAAAAGGTGGGCAAACAGAAACACATCAAATGCAACCAAGTAGTAATACTAGTAGTAATAGCAATGTATATCAAATGCGTTTAAAAATGCCTTCGTTATCAGAAGAGGAAATTTATGATAATTTTTATAAAATAGTAAATGATTTTAAAAATAGTTGTATTTTTGCAACATTTAATTACAAAATATATGAAAATACAAGCACTTCTTGGGGCTTATCAGATTTATTAAAGAGTGCATTTGGTTTTGTTGTAGAGGCATCAGGGGATAATAATATGCAAGTAAATATGTTATTAGACACATTATTTGTGAATTTATCAAGCGATTTTGTTACTTATTTGTATTCAACAAATCAAAATTTTCAACAATTTTTAGAAACAAATAGTAATAATGAATCAACAAATATGGTTAATTTTGCTTTGCCATTTGATGAATGGTTTGAAATACTTAATCAATTTTTGTATACAAATTATGTGCTTGATGAATTAATCAGTGTTTTCGACACGGATGAATCAATAACTAATCAAACAATAGAGAATAGCCAACCAATAACTAATAGCCAACCAATAACCAATGAAGAACAATATGGTCCTATTATTGGTAGAAAGAGAACGAGAGAACAATTAGGTGGTCGTAAAACAATTCAAAATGATAAACTAACTAACATAAATGGAAAAGTAAAACCATTATTAGCTAAATTAGATGAATACAAAACAAAATATTTAACAGATGCCAATTTGACGCGTTTGGGACAAACATTTATGAAATTTAGGAATACAGTCGATGGAGAAATAGATAAAGAAGAAATAGACCAATATAACAAACAGAGAGATGAAATGGTAAGCGAGTTAAAGAATATTTTAGATAGAGCTAGACAATATAAAACAATTTCTGATATTGATTATAAAAATAATGATAGTATACCAGATTCATTTATTCCGAGTTTAAGAAAAGCACGTTATGGAAAAATAGTTAATGCAGATGCATATCCAAAAGAAGGAGCTCTAAACTTTTTTGAAAATTCTATTTATAATCCTTATAAGAAACTAACAAATCTTATTATTAACACTAGAGAAGAAACAGATATACAAAATGTTGTTGTTTCAATTAAAGATGCAAATAAAGAGTATGTATCAAAAAAAAGAAAAATTGACAGAAATACTAACGATATGCAACGTACAACTCCATCATTAAATGAATCATCATCTTTATATTCTTCCTCTTCCAAACTAACCGACGGTGAACGAAATATTAGGCAAGGATTTAATGAGATAGTAGCAAGAACCATCTTGTATTTAACAAATATATGTGACAAAAATGGAAAACTCATTATTAAAGAATCATTTTTAAATGGTAATTATAATAATTCAGATGAACTACTTAAAGAACAAATTAAAATACTTTTATGTGAATCAAAATGGCCTCATGAAAGTGGAAATCTCTGGAAAAATGTATGTGGAATTTTTTATTTAGATGAGCATCTATATAATAGTTGTGAAAAATTCTTTACAAATAAAAAAATGCTAGTTGAAAATGGTGCAGAAATATATTGTGGTGAAAAAGTAGATGTAGGTAGACTAACAAATAGTAAATATATAATTGATAATGCGGCATCTGTCTTGAATAATGGAATTAAAAGTCGTATTTTTTGTTCAACATCATCCATATTAGATGGAATGTATCAATGTGCATATGAATTTTCTACTAAACGCATAGAACAAGGCAATATGAATTTTACGATTCTTAGTCAAAACTCATCGGATAAAATGATATATAATGGAAAAGCAACATTTGTTTCAGAAAATAATTCAAAAAATCAAATACAGAGAAACAGATTAGAATATAAAATTACAATAAAAACGCCTATGGGGGATATAAATCCTGAAAATGTATATTCTAGTTTGGGAATAAAAAATCCATATTTAGACATGGATAGATCATCAAAAAGTCCACTTATATCATATAATGTACTTAAAAATACACTTTTACTATTTGTAAAACAGGTTGAAAAGTTAAATAACACAAGTATAAATGATTTTCAAGAAATTGTTCGCACAAGTATTCGTTTAACTAATAATAACGAGAATTTAGAACCTAAACAAAAAAAACAAAGAACTACAAATATCTTAACTACTAGTAATTCATTATATGAAGATACGCCTGGATTTTTCAGAAATTTCTTTAACTTACAAGTCGATGGTAAACATACGAACTTTAATTTTTTCTTTAATATATTAGCAAGTATTTATTACAAAGGAAGCGGTGATTTATTTCAAGAAATAAATGTGTGTTGTAAAAATGGCGGTTATTTAAATGATGGTTCATATTATGCGGACCCGACTATTATAAAATGGAATTTTGCGAAAACAGATGGCAATACATTAAGAATGTTTATAGCACGTGATAGACCAAGCGCTTGCCGTTTTGCGGCAATGACTATATTAGGTGATACTGCATGCGTAAATAAATTTGCATTTGGAGGTTATTCAAGTAATACAAAAACACTTATTGTTTCAAGATTAAAGGTTACAAATCCAAATAAAAAGGGCAAAGAACTAATTTGTAAAAATTCTGGACTTAAAGGTGGACATAAACTAACAAAAAAGAAAAATCAGTATCATCGCCAATTTGGTACACGTAAATACAAATAGTAATTCGTTTATAAAACTCACTTCGTTTAAAAAAATATTTTATATAATTAACATAAACTATTTTTAAACTAACAAAATTTTAACTATAATATCTCCTCTACAAGTATCATCATATATATTTTCTTCATTAACAATCAATATACCTTTATTCTTTATCTTATATATTTGCTCTGAAACAATGTGTAAATTATGTAATGGTATAAAAAACTCTTTTTCTTCAATATACAAACTAACAAATGGAGAATTATATAGTAGATTTGTTAGTTCATTGTGTATATTAATAGATAGTTTGCAATATAAATTATTATTTTCATCAATTGAAATACCATTTGGCAAATTAGGCTTACATAAAACAATAATCTCTTTATTATTAGTATTATTAGTATTATTGATATTTGTATTATTTGTATTGTTATTTTTTGCATCAAAGTATAACTCATTATGCCATAATGGAACCAAATATATAGTATCATTTACATTTAACTTGTAGAGATTATCATTTAATAAGTCTGATACAGATGGTGTTAACATAATTATCTCATCATTTTTATATTTGTCTTTAATCAACAAACTAACAAATTCTAAAGTATCTTGTTTAATATGAAATACGTCTTGGTATCTAGATAATAAAGTGTATATTTCAATTAATTGATATTTGTCTAATGTATTTAGATCAGTTAATACACTTTTAGTCAATGTATTATTCGCAGAGATAACTATGTTTTTTACAATAGATACAATAGTGCTATTTAAATTACCCTTTATAATAGAAGAAATAAAACTACTTAACAAATTAATATAAAATTCTGTATTCTTAGAAGACAACAAACTAACAAAGTCGAAATTAGTATTTGAATTGTTGCAACTATTAGTATCATTTACATCATTATATTCACTTATAAAAAATAAATATGCTTCATTTATTTTTTTAAATTTTTCATTTGCTTCAATACTATTTCCATTTTTATCTGGATGATATTTTAATGCTAATTTATAATATTGCTTTTTAATTTTATCTTTTGTTAGTTCATCATAGTTTAATTCTAAGACATCTAAATAATCTTGGATAGTATTGTTATTATTCATATTCATTAATAATTCTTATTAAATAAAAGAAATAATTCTCTAAGTGATAAATAGGTCGATAGTTATTATTATAATATCTAAAAAATTCATATGTTTTTATTAATATATCTGATACATATTTTTGTTTAATTTTATTATTTTGCATATAATGAATTAATGTGTACCATACACACTCATAAATATCTAAATTATAAATAAGCAAATCGTATAAGATATCGCGAAATCCTTGAAATTTTAATTCGTTAATATTATCTATTTCATTAATTATTTTATTACATAAAACTCTATGAGGAACATATAAATCTGAAATATTTACATCAATCGCTTTTATATTATTGATTTGACTAACATCAATGAGTGAATTTTTAGTAGATATTTTGTTAGTTTTAAGACAATTCACATAATTGTTTTTTTTGGGTCTTTCAATATGAATTACTTCACAGCAATGTATAATTGAATTAGGTATAAAACTAATTTGCTCAGTTAAAATAATGTATTTAATATGCAACGCACTAGAATTATTATCTTGCATATAACTATAGAAATTTTCTAGCAATTCATTGTGTATTTCGTGAAAGTTTTTACACACAATGATTCCACATTTATTTGTTTTTGCTGTAATTGCATCAACAATTTGTTGATAAATTTCGTGCCAAAGCAACTTTGAGTTGCATCCTAAAAGTGCCATGTCTACTTCATAATGTATATCACTAATTTTTAAATAATATTGCTTTTTGTCATAAGAAACATTTAGTTTTTTTTCATATTTTAATTCAGTCGGACTAAATCTCTTAATAAAACATAAAAGTTGACTATATTTGCCTACACCACCTGGACCATAAAATATTAGATTACCTATTTTGTCTAAGTTTGTTGGAAAATGGTCGTATAAATCTTCCAATTTTGGATGTAAATTATATTTTTTAACTGAATGAATATATTCTTCATAATGGGTTTCTTGAAATTTCATTTTATCAATTGATATTACTATACTGGTTTCTTTAAATATATATTTTAAATATAATTATACATATTCGTACTAATTTTGTTAGTTTGTAACGCAATTGTATATATTCTATAATAAATATTTTTAAACAATGGTTTAAAAACATTTTGAAATGAGTAGATAGGTTAGTTATAGTATATTTATAAATGAATATAGTAAAAACATTAGAACAATACAACTCAAATTATGTATATTTTTTAGACCCTATTAAAAATAATATTATGAATGATGGTAGTTTTATTAGAATCGTTTATTCAAACAATATCTTTATGCTTAATGGAGTATTTTTGTTAGTTAATATTGATAATATTATTACCGAAAAATATTATAATAAAATAAAATGCATTTTTGATGTCTCTGAATATGCTCAGTTAATTCAAAAAATTAGATGTGTAGAAGAAGCCATTTTAAATAAGTTGATTGTAAAAAATAAAGTAAAAAAACATAAAATATATGAACAACTAACAAGTGGGTCGATTCGTATTTTTAGTGATGAAGAATATGGTAAGAGTTCTATTAGTTTTCCAGTAAAATCAAATAATAATAAATTTATGTTAAAAATTTCAGGTATTTGGGAAACGGATTATGAAGTAGGGTTAACATACAAATTTATAAAAATCACATAACAAATTTGTTATTTCTTTAGTTTATTAGATTTTATCTATCCTTGTGTTATATAAAATTTCAATATCATTCCTAATGTTCCAACTATAATGGCATTTATCGTTGTTAAAAGCATTAACATAGAAAATATCTTTGGACTAATTATCTTTGTTACTTCAAAACTCTTTGTACCTAACTCTCTAAATAATATAATTAATTGAATAATTAAAAATAATGTTGATAAATTTGAAAATGTATAATAATATGTAGATACATGGTCGCTTGCTATTCTATCAAAATATACTGATAAAAACGTTATAAGCAAAATCAAGAGTGTCATTATGGTTAAAAAGGGAAATATATTTTTTATTAGTGTAAATAAAGGTATATTTTCCATATTTATCCAATTTAACCATAATATAAATAACAGGGATACTAACAAAGTAGCATATCCGCTTATAAGTGCAGCTAACGAATTTTGATTTGTAATACCAGTAGTTACAATAACTATTATAAACCCTGCTACTAGTAAAGCATATGATATATTTGATAAATTTTTATATAATTCTGGTTCTAATCTCATAAATAATACGTATATTATTTTTTATATATATAATTTTACATCCTTGGATTATTGATTATTGTATTAAAATTTCTTTATAAATGTATTTAATTTATTTTGTAATTCATTTATTTGTTTTTGCTGGGTTTGAACAACACTAACTAACAAAGGAACTAACTCTAAATAATTAACACCTTTATAATTATTTGTATTTGTATCTACATTTGCATCAGTATGTGGCTTTTCAATAACTAATTCAGGGAGTTCTTCTTCCACCTCTTGAGCAATTAAACCAAAATGAAGTTTGTTAGTTTCATCAGACTTATATGTATAAGAATATGTATTTAAATTTAGCAATTTGTTAGTTTGCTCTTTTTTTAATGGCATTATATTTTGCTTTAAATTCATATCAGATGCATTAATAAAATTTCCATCTAAATATAAATTTCCAGGTATATACAAATTTGAATAATACGGTGATGCTGGAATAATTACATTAGCGTTAGCATTATCATCATCTGCAATTTTACTAGTAGACCATAAATTAGATAACCCTGCACTTGCATTTATATTTGGAGTATATGTTTTAATATATGATGTTACATTTTGAACTTTACCATTATAGTTAACTGACATTGCAATATAAAATATGTAAAGATTTATTTAAATCCTTTTTCTTTATTAATTAGCAATTAGGTTTAAATATATAAAAATATATATTCTTTTAATATATGAGTCAATACAATTTAGCTAATAATCATCCTATTATTCCTAATGCGAACCAATATTTTTCAGAAAAAAAATACATAACTATATCTTCCGAAGATAGAGATATTCTTAAATATCCTAATTCCTCTGAATTTGAAATTGAGTTACCACAAGATTACTTAAATGTAGCATCTGCCAAATTATACTCTTGGTCATTTCCATCAAATTATAATGTATTTTCGGTTTCTAATAATAACATTTCTATGTCTTTTAAGTTTATCCAATTATATAATCCAGGAGAACATTCTTTTTCGGATGTATTAAGCGAAGGTATTTTTGCAGGACTATACAATAATTTAAATTATGAATATATTATTAATATTGAACCGGGATTTTATAATCCAGAGCAAATGGCAACTGAAATAACTAACAAATTTAATGAACAGGTAACCACTATTCTTTTAGATTTTTTCGCATCTCCTGAAGGAGCACCTTATTCGACTGCTGCTAGTTTATTTACTATTTATAATCGTTTTAAAATTGTTTATAATAGTGTTCAACAATGTTTATGGTTTGGTAATACATCTGATAAATTTATTTTAACTAACAACTCAAGTATGTATACCACCTCTACTAATGTAACAACATTTGATAACTGTGTTTTAAATAAAAATACATTGCCCGAAACATCTAATTGGGGGCTTCCATATAATTTAGGATTTACTAGATGTGTTAGTACATCTCAAAATGTTGCAGAGATACAAGCAGTAAATACACAATATAACCAATATGTGTTAGAAACAAGCATAGATAGCAATAATGGATTGCCACGTTTTTTTTATGGAAACATTAATGTCGCGGGTGACAATGGCTATTGGCTACAAAACTCAGAAGTATTGCCTGGTTCAACTCCCTATTTTTTAAAATCGCCAAATAAAATTAATTTTATGGGTCCATCTTATATTTATATGGAAATAGCTGGATTAAATTGTATTGATGAAACGTCTCCATATAATATTTCTAAATTTACATTGTCGACAAATGAAACAAATGGAGTTCCAAATGCTTGTTTTGCTCAAATACCTATCCCAACAACACCAATATCTGAATGGTTTGACAATAATTATATGGGACCATATAAGTATTTTAATCCTGCAGCCGAAAGAATTCGCAGATTAAAAATAAAGTTGCGTTATCATAATGGACAACTTGTTAATTTTGGTAGTTTTCCATATAATTTTATGTTAGAACTAACATTATTACGACCTCAACAAGATCGTTCCTATAATATCAAAAATGCGTTTGATTTGGATCAATATCAGACTTTTGGAAGCAAATAATAATAAAATTTACTTAAATATAAATAGATAAGTTGCTAGAATTTATATGTCTGTTTAATCCAGTTTATTAATAAGTCCTTATCACAAGTACGACAATCGCCTTTAAATCCATTCAATTTATAAAATTCAGGTTTTTTAACACGCGGTTTTTTATAATATATATAATCTCCGTATTTACCATTACGTATACTTAAATCTTGACCAATTAATTCTCTTACTAATCCGATTGGTTTACTTGTATCTAATAATCCATACTTTTCTAAAAATCTTAATACGTCAATGTATTGTATTTTTTCAATTGGTGTTGAGCCTAAATCGCCTTTTAACGAGACTTTGTTAGTTTCCCATTGAGCATACAATCCAAATTTTCCTTTTTTAATAAATAATTCGTGTCCTTTATACTTTCCAATTGGTTCATACCTATTTGCACCTTCCTTATTTTCCAAAATATCTTCCAATACAATATTATTTGTTTGTGATTTTGTTTCTAACTCTTTTAAGTTTAAATCTTTTTTAACTGGTAAAAATGAAACATTTTTATTTGCATCTATATGCTTTACAACTGGACCATGCTTACCAATAATTAATGAATAATTATCTCCTATCTGAATGCAAAATTTATTTGTTTTAATATCTTTTACAAGTAGGTGCAATTCAGAATGACATGTTTCGCATAATTGATACCAAATTGATTCTCCTTTGGCTATCTGATCTAATGTATTTTCCATATTTTGTGTATATTCATAATTAAAAAATGTATCAAACTTATCTAACAAAAATTCAATAACTAATATGCCTAATGATGTTATTACTAATTTATTTTTTTCGTTGCCATAGGTTCGACTATTTGAGATTATCGTAATCGTATTGTTGTCTTCTAATATAAAATCATCATTTGTTATTTCTCGACCATCAATATTCTTTTTTTCGACATATTTTCTTTCTTGAATCTTATCTATTAATGATGCAAATGTAGATGGTCTTCCAATTCCTTTATCTTCAAGCAATTTTACCAAATGAGCTTCTGAATAATGCGATTTTAATTCGACAAGAGAAAATTTTGCTTCAATCTTTTTTGCTTTAAAATCAGTGTTTTTTTCAAGCAATTGTAAATAAGAAAATGCTTTTACAACCTCTTCATATTCTTTTTTGACCACTTGCCATCCTGGAAAAATAACTTGTTCACATTTATAAACAAAACACAAGTTATCAGGTGCATTCATTTTAGCACTAATTACATTATATTGGGCTGATGGCATACAACTTTCTAATGTACGTTTCCATATTAGTTCATATAGTTTTTTTGCTTTTTGAGAAATAGTTTCATCTGTAATAGTTAACTGATTTATTTTTACAGGACGAATTGCTTCATGTGGTTCTAATTTAGTATTAGCATTTGCATTATTTGTTGATTTCGTTTTTTTATCATTATTTTTTAGTATTTGTGTTTGTATTTGTGTTTGTATTTGTTGTTGTGAGTTTAATGCTAATAAATCAATCGTTTGACTAATATATTGCTCACCATACATAATTTTAATATACTCTTTTGCCAAATTAATAAACTCTATACTATACTTTTTAGTATCGGTTCTCATATAAGTAATATAACCAGCCTCATATAATTCTTGAGCATACTTCATAGTTTCTTTTGGTGACATATGAATTTCATTATTTGCTAATTGTTGTAAATTAGATGTAGTTAACGGTTCAGGCGATTTGCGAATTGTTTTCTTTGGCAAAGATACTTCATATTTAAATAAATAGTTAATACACTTATTTAAAAAATCTTGTGTGTCTTGTTTACAAGTAAATTGCGTATTTAATTCAAATAATAGATTTAAATTTGTAAAATAACCAGTTACATTATAAACTTCTTTACCTGCAATGTTTTTTTGTATATCTAGATAATTTTCATATATTAGACGCAATGCAGGTGTTTGACATCTCCCAGCTGATAAACTTCCGTCGTGCTTTTTACTAATACATCCCCATAAAATAGGTGTTATTGTGAACCCAACTAACAAATCTAAAATTTGTCTAGCCTGTTGTGCATGAACTAAATCCATATTTATTTTAGTAGGGTTATAAATGGCTTTTTTTATGGCAGTTTCTGTAATTTCGTGAAATATAATACGTTTAGTTGAACTAACAGATAAATCAAATAAATCACATATATGCCAGCATATACTTTCTCCTTCTCTATCATCATCACAAGCTAATATAACATCAGACGCATTATTGATTTCAGTTCGCAACTTCTCTATTTGTTTTAATTTAATTGTCTCTTTTGCTAATGTATATTTTGGACGAAATTGATTATTTATATCAATTGACTCAAGACCATCTAATATTCGTAAATGACCAAAGGAAGCCATTACTTTATATCCAGGACCTAAATATTCTTCAATCTTTTTACATTTAGAAGGCGATTCTACAATAACTAATATCACCATAATTAGATTATTATATTTTGTGTACTCTTTTAATATAATAAATTGTCTTTATTATATTATCGTTATTATTGTAATTTTACATAATTAAACATCCACTATTATTTTCATTATCATTATAAGTATCGTCATTTTTATTATCACGCTCATCTTTACACTCTTCGTCTGAATCAACTTCTTTTTCACTTGTTGTATTAAACGATTCTAACAATTCAATAAAATCGTCTTTATCATATCGTTTTGCTCTGGAACCTTTATCCGAATATTTTACAATTATTTCATTATTTATAATACATATTTCATCAATTAAAATAAAGTTTTTATCACTAGTCTTATGTTTATTTTGCCTATTTGTAACTGATAGCTCATATTTTGTATCAATTGTGATAGAAACATTTTTACATTTATTTAATATATTTATAAGTGTTTTCGCATAGTCTTCACACTTTGTATTGTATGGTATAAGTACAAACTCTAACAACATTTATTTATAAATATATTATTTTATATTTAATATATTATTTTTTAATATTTACTTTGTAGACGTTTAAAATCTTTCCAAGATATTTCTACTTGAGGGCCTTTATACTCAGGTTCTTTTCTATCATGTTCTTCATTTAATTTGTCTGCTTTTCGTAAAGCACTATCAACATATATTTCCTTTAATAATGTTCCAACCTTAAATGATCCTTCATGTTGATCTAACTTGCCATCTTCAATATCTCTTAATACATCCAAAAATTTATTAAGTATTTGTAAATCCATTTCATTCTTTCGAATCTTGTTATAAATATCAGTATAATAAGTAAAAAGAAAATTACATTCGGTAATCGCATCACCCATAATTAAGTCTTGGTCTCCATTATATTTTTCTCTAATGCGAACCAAGTTGAAAGCCTCTTCTCTTAAAATAACACTATGCTTTAATTCA